CGCATGGCATGGATAGAAAAGCAGAGGCAACACATAAATTAGAAGCAAAAATCTATTCTAAGATATGTAAGATGGCAAAGGTAAAACCTGCTAGTGCCTAGTTTAGATTGGTACGATTGCCCAATAGTAATACCTTATTATGGGGGGAAATATGAAATGAGTAAAAAACTTATTCCTCTTATCTCCCCTCATGATAGATACTTTGAAGTGTTTGCTGGAGGCCTTTCAATGTTCTTTAGAAAGACTAAAGCAAAATGGAACGTACTAAACGATAAAGACAATGATATAGTTAATCTATATATGTGTGTCTTGTTAAAAAAAGAAGAACTAGTCAAAAATTTATTTTGGCTTCCCAAAAGTCGTGAATTATTCTTAAATTTTAAACAAGAGATAAGAGATGAAAATAATAAAATACAAATACCCGACCCGCTACAAGCTGCTAAATACCTTTATTGTATAAGATATAGTTTTAACAAACTAATTCATACTCCATTCTCTATGAACAAAGATATGAACAAAAATTGGGATAAAGAATTGGAATATTCTAGGAATGCTTTAGGTGGAGCAACAATAGAGAATTTAGATTTCTTTGAAATTGTTGATAAATATAAACCAAGAAAAAAAGATTTCTGGTACTTAGATCCACCTTATATAGTAGCAACAGAAAAAGGAACGTACTACAATCATAGTTTTACAATGGAAGACCATGAAAGATTAAGAGAAGCTGTCCAAAAGATACATGACGGAGGCGCACATTTTATGGTTAGTTATGATTATAGAGAAGAAGTTGCTGAATTATACAAAGACTTTGATTGTAGAACTCTTAATTGGAAATATACAGGAGCTACTGACGAAGCTAGGTTAAAAGAAAGAAAAGAATATGTAATAATAAATTATGAACCAGTTCATCAAATGAACATGTTTAAGGAGATATAATGAGTGAAGAAGTAAAACAATTACCAAATTCAGAAGAAGCAGAAAAAGCATTGTTAGGATGCATGATTAGTGGAGGCAATAGAGAACAAGAAATAGGAATGGCTTGGGTTAGAGATGATGATGCTTTCTATAATAATGATTGTAAAGATATCTGGAAGTCTATTAAGTCTTTATATAAAGATGGTATAGAAATAGATTTTATTACATTAAGTGATAAAGTTCAGGAAGAATCAGGAAAACCATTAGCTTTCTTTATAACAGGATTAGTTGAGTTTGTACCATCTAATGCTAATGTAGAAAACTATGCTAAAATTGTATGGTCTAAATATATACAAAGAGAAACTGCTAAGTCTGCTACTAAGCTTGTTGATGCAAGTTACGATAATAATGGCACTGTTAAAGAAATTCTAGGTGAACATAATAAATTAATAGATGAGTTAAAAAATATACAACCTTCTAAACAAGTAGATATGTCTGTATTAATTGAAGACATGAAATCAACTGTTGAAGAAGATTCTAACTTAATCCCATTTAATTTAGCACATTTAGATGCATTTGCAGGTGGTATGACTCGTAAAGAAATAACTGTTGTAGGTGGTAGGCCCGGTCATGGTAAAACTACTCTTGTTATTAATATGATAAGAGGATTAATTAAACAAGGATACCATGTTATGTTGTTTAATAGAGAAATGAGTAATACTGAAATGCTAAAGAAGATGGTGGTGATGGAAAGTAAAAACCTTAAATACGCTGACATAAGAAGAAACGAATTAAATGAAGAAAATAAAGAAGAATTTGAATCAGTTTCTGAAACAATGAAAGGTTCTTACGAAAATCTTACAATGTATGATAACATTAGAAGCTTAGATGATTGTTTAAGAGAAATATCAAAGCATAAACCCGATGTTGTTATTGATGATTATATTCAGTTGATACAAGTAGATGGTATTAAAGAAGGTAGAAGGTTCGAGATTGAAAAGATCATGCAAGAATACAAATGGATTTCTAAGTCAGAAGATTGTAGTGTAATTCTAGTATCTCAATTAAATAGAGAAATAGAAAAACGATTAGACCCTAGGCCCAGAATGAGTGATTACGCAGAAAGTGGTGTAATTGAACAAACTGCTGAATCTGCAATGTTTGTATTCTATGGACATAACTTTGATAGTGAACGATATGACCAATATAAAAGTGAAATTATTGTAGCTAAAAGTAGGTATGGTAGAATTGGAACTCATCAAATAGGATTTAATGGAAATAGATGTAAATTCTATATGAACCAAGATATGGCAAAAAATGATTCAAAATAAAAGTTGTAACGGTTGCTACTATGAGCATAAAAGAACTTGTTATTGGTTCAAACTTGTTCATGGTAGCATACCTAAGATAATACCTATGAATACATTTAACGAAGGATGTAAACAATATAAAAATACTGATATAGGTAATTATGCTGGTAATAAACTAACTGATAAAATTATTAAAGTATTTAAAGGTGAAATAATTGGAGACAAATATGAACCTCCTAAACGAATTAATAATTACAAAAAGAAAAAGTATACTACTAGACATAACTATACAGAAAGGAAAGACTTTTAAATGATTACAATAGGTATAGATCCGGGTAAGGGTGGAGGAATAGTATTTATCAATGGTGAACAAATAATTGAAATGTATAAATGCCCAAAAACAATACAAGAAATGGCAGAATTAATTGAACCATATAGATTGTCTTGGGATTCTAACATTAAAGTAACTGCATACATTGAACAAGTACACGCATTCCCTACTGATGGTCGTAGCAGTGCATTTAAATTCGGAGTTAACTATGGGATTTGGCAAGGACTGCTGGCATCTAATAAGATAGAGACTAAGTTTATTGCTCCACAAGTCTGGATGAAATCATTAGACCTACCTAAGAGTAAAGTAGAAAGAAAAAAACAAATAAAAAAAGTTGCTCAATCAGTAATTGATTCACAAGGTTCTTTAAAAAAGAAAGTTACTTTACATACATCAGATGCAGTTCTAATAGGAATGTATGGAGTAATAACAACAGCTGTTTCAAGACTTACTTTAGGGCAAAAAATAAAAATTTTTAATAAGTTTATAAAAAATGGAGAGAATTAATGATACCAAACCAGTGTATAAAAGATATATTATCTTATATTGAAACAATAGATAACATGGATAAACTATTAAAATTAGCAATCAAAAAAGGAGACATTGATACTATAATAAATAATTTAGGTGATTTTGCAATTGCAACTAATTGCCTTCAAGAAATGCTAATGATTGTTAAAGAGGAAAGAATTACAGCATAATCTCCTTTGCTGACTAGGAATGAGAGGGCAAGTTATGATTTCTTGCCTTCTTGTTCCAACCTTAGTAATGAATTTTGTACCTCTATTGGTAATCCAGTTAGTTTTTTTCTTTTAGATTTTCTATGTAATTTATCAAAATAATATTCTGGAAACTGATCTTTAATTTCAGATTCTATTACATCTCTATAAATTGTTTTTTCACTAGATTTTTTAGGATATAATGTTAATTCTTGCATAGCTGCTGCTCCCCATCCATAAGGAGTTTTAGTAGCCATAGGAATATATCTATCATATGTCCTACCAGCCATTTGATTAGCAAGTCTTACCCACTGTCCAACTCTACCAACTGTATCGTCATTAGCAAAGTCACCTGCTGTAATAAGAATATTATCTAAATATTCACTATCTGAATTAATTAATTCTGTTGCAATGCCAATATCTAATATAGTGCCAAACGTAGGCCCTAACTTAGAACCAATAATACCTTTACCATAAAATTCTCTATTTAATTTTTCAATAGCTTCTGGATCATCAAAATCGCTAGTCATTAGCAACCATAAATCATCTAACAATTCTTTACCAGTGTGTTCTATTAATGTTTGATTATATCCAGATATATAACTTATTAATGCTGGTGCCATTAAATATGCAGTAGCAACATTCATCATTTTATGAACGCCTCTAGCGTCTTTTACCCAATTTGAAAACTTATCATCACCTAAAACAGCAAGGTCTCCTTTAGCTTCTTTATATATAGAATAATTTCTTTCAAGAAATTCCATGCCATAATGTTGAAACTGAAACATAAATTGACCAACACCTTCTCTCATGTGTCTTGCTTTAGCATATGATTCATAATCAAAATGATTTAATATGACCATGTTCTTAGCATAATTTCTAGCAATTTCTCTTTTTAATTGCCTTACTGACCTAGGCTTATCAGTTTTTTGAGATTGTTCTGATTTCTGTTTAATATATTCTTGAAACCTAACACTTTCATCCATTGTTTTTTGTATTTGAGCAAAAGCTATTTCAGCAGTTAGTTTTCTATTAGCATTTTCAACTTTTCTATGCATAATAGAACTCTTCTTAGCAAGCCAACCCATGCTAGATGAAAATATTTTTACCCCTTTATAAATAATATCTTGTTCGTCAGCATATATAATATTACCATCTTCATCCATTCGTCTTAATTTATATGGAGCTGATATATCAGCCTTAACTCCAGACTCAATTAAAGCTTCTGATGTTTCCATAAATAAGTTTTCTCTTTTTAAGAACTCATCTAAGTCTCCACCAAAAACTTCTGTTGCTTGATTCTCTTTTAAATACTTACGGGCCTCTCTTACTGCTGTATATCCAAACGTAGCATAATTCATTAAATACTGAGTAGCATTTCTAGCTGCAGATCTTACACTAAATCCTAGTTTATTTGTAAACTGATAAGACAACAATGCTTTTTTAATTTCATGCATTGAGCCTGAGCCTTTTATTTGTCCATTAACAGAACCATAAAGACTATCTATAATATCTACTATCTTTTTAGAATATTCAGATTCTTGATCATAAGATTTTCTAGCCTTAGAAAGAGAATTTATTAAAGAGCTTTTTACAAATACTTGAGTATTAAACTTATTAATATCATTTATATATGTATTAACAACATCAATAAAGTTTTTACTATAATCATAATTATCCCCCCTTGTTCTAGCCTTTGCATAATTAGGTATTGCTACTTGAATATCATTTATAATTTCATTAATACTTTTGCTATCATGTTTCATATCTATAATAGCATTATCTAGTTCATCAAAATGCCTCATCATACTATCCATCATTTTAGCATTTAATTCTTTTGTAAAATGAGGAAAATATCCATCTTCTTTATACTTAGGCATTAACTCAGAACGCATAGATTCTTTTAATTTATTTAAATTTTCTACAGTTAAACCGAATCCTTTTCTGTTTTCTATTTGTTTAATATGTATATTTATTTTTTCATCTATTCCATCTCTTAATATTTTATAAGCATCAGACATTAAATTATTATAATCTTTTAAAGCTCCCATTACATCTTCTGATATACCTGCTTCTCTAAAATATTTAATAGACTCATCATCAGTTAATCTTACTAATTTATCACCATTATCATATGCTTTTATATTTTCACGAGCTTTATATGTTCTTCTTTTTTCTCGTTTATTTAATTTTGATATATCCCTATCAGCAATAACTTTTTCTGCATTATATTTTGCTAATATAGCTTCTGGCATTCTTTCTTCAACTACTTTAATAAAATCAACAAATGTTTTAATAGTCCCTTTGCTTTCAAAATCTTTTAAATTTTCATAAGCTATAGCAATGTCTTCTTCGTTACCACTATCTAATGCTTTTATATGTTCTAATTCTAATTTTCTATGAGTTCTTAAAGCTGAATTAACTTTTGCGTTATTAAAAGTTCCTGCTATTCCACCAACAGATCTTAATTTATCTACTACATTTTTAAAATCTCTATTTAATTCATTACTTCTTTTCTTATCATTATCAACAACTCTTCTTAATTCTTTTATACTTTCAGCTAATACAGGATCTCTCTTACCTAGTACAGTTCCAGTCATAAATCCTTCAGCAACTTCAAATTCACTAAATTTTCCACTATCTACTCTTTTAGAATATGCGTATAAGTCTTTTACAAACATATTAATATTACCAGAAGTAAGAAATGCTCCACCTTGCTCAGCGCTTAATAAAGCTGCGTATTCCATAGGCATATGAAATCGTGATTCAAACATAGACATAGCAGCTTGATAAGGAGATTGTATATTTCGATTAACTATATCACTGTCGGCCCACTTACCAATAGCTTCCCAAAGTCTTATTGCTTTTTTATTTTTTAAATTATTACAGCTTACTTGCATTGTAAATACTCATTTCTAACATTCTAGATACTCACCCATCATTTTATATGTTTCATATCCACTATCTCTCATTGGATTTTGTCTAGCAGATGTCATTAAGTCTTGATGCATTTTACTGACAGTTTTTAACATACTTCCAATCTTAGCAGATGATTTAACTTGTTTCGGTTTAAACTCTAAGAATTTTATATGACTAAACATAGGATTGTTAACTAAACTTTCAGGTAATCCACTATCCCCTGCAACATTATATATATCTTTTTTTATAATCTCTAAAAAATCTTGATCTAATGATAATCTCAAATTCATATATTTAACTGGATTGACATAATCTTTTCTTGCTGAAAATTCTTCTAGGTCATTTAACTTCCTCATAAAATTTTCATAATCACCTTTATTTTTATTTGGTAACATATCAATATACTCTGAATACATTCTTATAACAGACTTATTTATAGTTGAGAATGGATTTGAAGGTAGCATTTCAGAAAGCCAACTAAAGTCTTCACCATCTTGATTTAATCTTAGTCTTGTCTTTTTATCAAAAGGCATTAACCCAAATGTTTCCATATTAGAATTATTTAAATCCATTAATGATACATCCTTATCAAAAAATCTTCTATAATGTTCATTAGATTCTATCATTCCTTTAAGTACAAACTCAGCCATATCTTTAGTTTGTTGGTCGGAAAGAACATCGCTTGCTATTTTGTCACTACCATTTGCAATCGCAGCTAATAACCTAATTCCTTCCCTAAACCTAGCTCCACTATCTTTATATGGTATAGCAATAGGTCTATTATTAAATACCCCAATATCGTCTCTATTTCTTCTTGGCTCCATATATGCATATAAAAAATTAATCTTATGCTTTTGAATCATATTTAATAAATATCTTTGTTTCAATTCAAAAAGATTATTTAAAGATGTACTATGTTCTTCAATAAACTTTAACATTTTTTTATCTTTTACAATTGACGTTTCTTTATATGGAAGTAACTCATCTAACAATGTTCCCTTACCATACGTTTGCTTATTAAGATCTGTTAATGCTTTTAAATCTTCTTTAGCTGTGTCACTTAATGTTTCCCACCAACTATCATATCTCATGCCCATATTATTTCTTAAAAAAGCATTCATTGTATTAGCATGAATAACATTATTTTTTATATCACTATCTTCAACACTTATATATCTTTTGTATTTTAATTTTGAAGGATGAAGTTTTTTCTTTGCAACGCCATGTTGTGTTTGCAATTGTTTTTGTAATTTATTTACAACCCAATCTATATTGCTTATTTTTTTCTTCTTCCAATTAGATGCATATTTACTACTTCGTATCCATTTTTTCTTAGATTCTAATCTTTTAATAGTTCCCACAACCATATTAAATTTCTTTGTATCATCAACAATTCCTTTTGATAGTTTATCTAAACTTGAAACAAAAGATTCTCTATCTTCTATAGGCATATCATCAACTTTTAGACTTGACTCAACTTTTTCATCATCAGTTCTTTCAATTCTGGTGGGCCTAGAAACAAGGTCTTCAAACCAATTTTCTATTTCTGAATAAGTTTCAGTATCTAAATGATATTCTTTTTTATTATTTAATAAATCTCTTTTAGCAACATCTACAGCAATTCTATCTAAGTAATTACCAGAATCACCATCATATATACCTCGCATGTTATCTTTAATAGTATCAAAAGATTTATTTTTTACACTTAGTAAATCTTCTAAATAATCTCTATCTGATTTATCCAAATTTCTTTTCTTATAATATAATTGCCTTGCCATTGACTTATATATATCTTTATGAAACTCTCTAAAAACTTTACTACCCATAGCTAAATCATAAAAACTTGTCTTTCTTTTTTCTCCTGCTACATATGTATCATCACCAAAAGCATTAAGCAATTTATTTTGTTGATTTAATAATTCTTTAACAACAAGTTTGTCAGCTCCGTTTAAATTAACAGGCTCATATTTATTTGTTTCTTCATTGAGTTTATATTTTTCAAATATTCTAACTCTTTTACCATCAGCATTTCTTCCATTTGCTAATATCTCTTTTAAGTCTTCAGATTTTGCACTACTTGGAGATATAGAATCTGCTTTATCTGGAAATAAAAATTTATCAACCCAATCATATATATTATCTGCAATTTTTTTATTAAGTTTATTTTGACCATCTACAATATATTGAACTTCAACAGCAGCTCTTTGATAAAATGCTAACGATTCAGTATCTATTGTAACAAACTCCCCATCTTTATTTTGAAATAACTTACTAGGGCCTTCAAGTTCTCCAGTTATTTTATTCTCCCTTATCGTATCGCTCCACCTACCATCTAATATTTGTTTCTTTTGATTATCATTATCAAATAACAAATGATCTTTATTCGATACATTTTGTACATAATTAAGTTTTCTAGGCGTTTTTTGAACAATACCTATACCTCTTTTAAAAGCAATAGAATTACCCATTTTAGATAACATAGCATCTCTTTGAGCTGTTCCACCCAATTGAAATGTAAAAGTTGGATCTTCTTGGAATCCCTCTGGATCAATGCCTTGAACAAAAAATGCTTGATTGCGTTTAATATAATCAAACATATAATCACTATGAGCAAAAAAGTAATCTACTTTATCTGCATCATAATCACCTTCATATACATTAGCAATATCAAAGCTATTAATCTCAACACCTAAACCACTATCTTTATCTAAGAATCCCTTTAATCCAAGCAATGTAATATCATTAGGTCTTGTTCTAGGATTCCTTCTTGAAATAATACCTAATTCATATCTAGTACCTGATGCCTCTGAAAATGCTTTTAAAAAATCATACATACTTTCAATTGTAGCATCTTTATATCCTTCATCAAAAAAGTTATCTAATACTTTTATATCATTACCTTCTATAGTTAAATCATCATCCTCATCTTCTATTCTACTTTTAAGTTCATTTTTTAATTCTTCTAATGTCAATATTCTTTCATTAGCAACTACTCTAATATTTTTATTATTAGGTAAGCTAGAAATACTTGTGCTTCTTTCTGCATGAGGTAAATTTATTTGACCTCTAAGAATCATATTATTATCTCTATCAAATAATGTAGGAAGTAATCTTGTCATCCTACCAGCACCTTGATAACCAGTAGCTGTTTGAATTAAATATGCTTGACCTCCATATCTAAATGAATCAGTTGCTAAATCAGCATCAGACTCAGAATAAACTCTATTTGTATTTGCTCTTCTTTTACTAAACACATTATCAATATAAACTTTTGATAAATACTTTTGAACTTGATTAGAACTATAATCATATGGGTTAGCTGCGTCATTTAATTGTAAATAATAAACTAAATTACCTAGATTTTTTAATGCTCCATCTTCAGAATCTTGTGGTATATTATTATTATCTAACTGTTCTCTCATAAAAGAGTTCATTTTATATGGGTCTGCCATAATAGATTCCATCTGATTAAGATTAGAAGTTAATTCATCTACTAATTCTCTAAAAGCATCTCTATGTTCTACTCTATTCATATAATTATAATCAGCATCAGACTCACTTGCTGACAATAAATCAGAATCTTTCTCTGGTCTGAATCCTATACCATCTAAATCTATATTTCTAATTTGATTTATTCTATCGTCAATTATATGAGAATCTAAATACTTCCATCTTGTATCTTCTATTAAAGATATATCCTTACCATCTTCATCAAACTTGCTATCATAAACTTTTGCACCAGATTTTGTAATTAAAATATCTACTTTATTATTTTTAAAGAAATTTTCTAATGAAGGACTATGAACAAATAATGTTTTACCATACAACAATGTTTTTCCCTCACCTTGAGATGATATAATAGGCTTAATAGGATTTTTAGAATTAGGATCATGGCCCATAAGAGCATGATATTCCATCATTCCATCTTTAGGGATAAAAGCTATGCTATCAAAACCAGATACCTTTGCATGAGCATCTCCCATTATATTTTTAAGACTATAATTTGCTAGTTCAGGTATATCAGGAAAATCATCTCTTAAATCATTTATAATTTGAGTCATGTTCTCAGTACTATCATTCCATATAGCAACTCTATGCTTACCTATTTTCAATCTTCTTTTTAATAATTGAGATGGTTTATCTTTTCCCCTTGAAGCTTTTAACCCAACTCTAGCTTGTAATAATGCTTTATAATAATTATTATCTGGTCTAATAAAGTTTTTTGTAGTTACCAACTTTATTCTTTTTAAATATTTTTCTACTTCAATAGGATTATTTTCAGACATTGCTTTATAAAACTTTTCATTGCTATCACTTTTCAAAGCAACTTCTAATACTAAAAATCTAGCAGCTGATTCAATCTCAACTTCATTATAATCATATCTGCTTTCAACTTCATCAAAATTATCTCTAATCTTTTTTAATACCTTTTTAGTTTTCTCGTTATCTATTTTATCATAATGATCATCATAAAATCTTTTAAAATCATCTACTATATTCTCCATACCAATCTTATCAATCACTATACTATCCATACCATCATAAATATCTAATTTAACAATACCTGCATCATCAGAAACAATTCCATCTTCATCAATAAAAGAACTTATATTTTGATTAAGTGACCTATTTCTTAATTGATTAGTTACCCTTGCCCTTATTCTTTCAATGCTCTCTATTTCTTTATCACCCAATCCTTCAGTGCTTAATATATTATAAGTCTTGTCAGTTATATAATCACCAAAATCTGTATAAACAACATTGTTGTCAAATATAGCATAATCCATGCCCAATTTATCAAAATAATCAAAAACAGGATTCTTTTGCATTATTTCTCTATCAATAGCAGGATCAAAAGATATATCACCATTTCTTATAGACATCCTTCTAACAATTTTTCTATTTACTAATCCCCTTACAACTTGAACAATATCCCCTAACACAGATTCTTGCTTGTCAGCAGATAAATTTTTAAACTCTGTATTTCCTAATACAATATCATTTTTAATTCTATTAATTGATTGTTGACTTAAATTTCCAAACTCATCTAACAAATATCTTTGGTCATTAAAGAAATTGCTTTTCCATTCAGATGTTTGAGAACTATAATCATTATAATCAGAAGCTCCATCTATTATTTCTACTTTAAATTTATATTTATTAAAAAATTGGTCTATACTAATTGATGGATTTTTTACAACATCACTAGCATCAGAGACATATCTTCTCTCTATCTTCTGTCTTTCTTTTATTTCATCTTGTATATGCTTAGATGTATACCCTCTTTTTTCTAAAACATCTTTTATTTCTTGCATTTTTTCAGCTAATTCTTCTTGATTTTTAGGGCCTTCAACCTCATCCATTATTTTTTCTAACGTAAACTTTTTAGTTAATTCAAAATCTCCATCTACATTTCTTTTAATAATACCTTGCCTCTTTAACATTATCATTATTTCAGTTTGAGCAGGATTTCCAATACTTTCCATATATGAAATCATTCGATTCTTTGTCATATCTACTTTAGAAAGAGTTAATACTTCAAATAAATTATTTAATAAAAGATTTTGTTTAGTCTTATCAGTACCAGCATACACAGCATCAATTGTAGTTTTTAAGTCAATACCTTGAGGCTCATTTAACACAACTCTTTTATCTATTACATCTACCAATCCTTTAGTATCTTCATTTAATTGGTCTAGTTTAGCATTATACTTACGTTCTAATTCTCTATCACTAGGTATGTCTACTTTCTTTAATGTAAATCCCCTTACTCCTTGATCTGTTAATAAACCTGGTTCACTAAGAATAGCATTACCAGAAACTTGCACAATGAAATCAATATCTCCAGGGTCTACAACAGAATTATCAAGTCTAGTTCTATTAATATCATTAAGAACCATTTGATATAAGAACCTTGTTTTTGGTTTATTAAACATATCAAGATCAAGACCAGCATCTTTTAATCCAAACTTTAATGCCTTAATTCTATCTTCTGGAACTTCTTTTATATCTACCTTATCTGTTATTTCAAACTCACCTAAAGCTCTTAATACATTATGCACCCTACCTAAATCTTTTACTTTATCTGCATAATCAGATGGTATTTTTGAGATGTCATCTATAATTTGAAACTTTTGATTAATGATTCCATTTTGTTGAAGCAAAGCCATTAAATTAGTTTTACCTAAATTATCTCTAGACAATGTACTAATTATATTTTTTGTTACTTGCTTTCCATAGTTCTGAATAACAGGAAGAACATAACTTTCTGTATCTGTAAATCTAAATTCTTTTCTACCATCTTGAACATCACTAACATCATCTATTCCTTTTTCAGCATCTCTTATTATATTATAAAAATCTTTTAAAGTATCAGAAGATTGTATTTGGTTTGTATCTTGAACATTATAAGAAAGTTTATCTAATCCATTTAAAAATTCTGTAACAGCCTGATAACTTCTACCCATTTTATTTAATTCTTCAACAGCTTCTTGACCTTCCTTACCATCTAACCAATCTTTATATTCACCATCTCTTGCTCTTTTCTTTAAAGATTTATTTATATCTATTGAATTAGGAACAACAATATTTTTATCTTTATCAACAGATATTGAAATCTCATCAAAATTTGCTTTTCTTATATTATGTAAAACATTTGCAATATTATCTTGCAAACCTAACGTAGCTTGCGAAACTCTTTCCTCAAATGCTTTATCAAAATCATCAGCCGTTTTAAAACCTTGTCTATCTAAAAGATTAATAATTTCTTTTGCTTGTCTTTCAGATATTTGAGTTAAGTCTTTTGTATATTTAAAATCTTCACTCATTAATTGGTAAACAATATTCATCTTACCATCATGAGGATCATTTGGAAATCCAGATTCTAGATCTAGAAATGATCTTTCGCCTTCTGGCAATGGTTCACTTGTGATAGATTCATCATCATCACTTACAATTCTTTCTTCTCTTAATAAAGCATTTAACTCTTCATTATCTCTTGCAAGCCCAACTCCAAAACGATTATTGCCCCTAGAAAATGTTGATGCATAAAATGTCTGGTCTGATTCAATTCCTAAATGATCTAATGTTTGTCTTAATTTATTTATATTTGTACCTAAATCAACACTTCTTGCAAAGTTACCTCTTCTTTGTGTCCAAGCACCTATTAACATACTAGAAATATAATCTTCAACTCTTAGTTCATTTCCAGTTGCGTATGCTTGTACACCTTGAACTCCAGACATTACTGCTCCAGCAACCATCATTCTAGGAAATAACAATCTGTAATTATCAAATCCTTCCCTAGTAGCTTCATTCATTATTTGCTTACCATAATATTTCTTTTCAGCCATCAGCCAATCCATAGCCTTTTTCTCTGCTCCATCCCCTAAGTCTTCTCTTAATCTACCTGCTACATATCTAGCATTTCCAACTTGACTTAAATCATCTTTAGATAACAAATCAAATCCTCTATCTTCGCCATCAACCTTATAACCAATATCTGTGCTTCTTCCATTTGCTTTATTATGCCTTGCAACATCTGCCATATCAGAACTTAATTCTTCTAAGCTTAATCCCTTGTATCTATTGCCACTTAAATAAGCCCTTAGTCCTTGTTTAAAATCTGTTCTTGATTTCATCATCTTACCTAAAGGCCCGAAAGGAGATGTAGCTGCGTTAATTGCTGTACCAGCTAATAATCCAGTCGTAATTGCATATCCAGTTTGACCTAAATCAAACTTAGATTGTTCACCTTTTAGTAATTGTTGAGACTGTAAAGAGGCATCTAATACACCATCAGCAACAGAGAATATAAAAGCATCATGTAAAGCTTCCGTAGCAAACCTACCAAGTCTACTATTTCCAAATTTAATTCTAGAATATTGAGATAAATTTTGTAAAGGAACGCCTTTCTTTGCAATCGCTTCAGACATATTACCAATAGCACTTGCTTGATCTTTAGTAATTTCACCTCTTCTAAGTTTACGAGCAATGCTTGTATTCATCCCTGTAGTAAAACTTTCTCTAAATGTTTTATCTGCTAACTTTCCTTTTGTAGTAGCTGATAATGAAGTTCCTTTTAAGACATTGGTAAAACTATTAATTACATCTTTATCAACACCTTTCTTTAAAGCTGATGTTTTTAATTCTTTAGATGCTTGCCCTATGGTTTGTCTCTTAGTTAATGCAGATAAAGCTCTAGTAGCAGGTCTTTGTAAAACCCTAGCAGTTAATTTCATTGGAGCTCCTAATAAGAAACCAGCCCCTGTACCAATTCCTCCTAATACAGCTGCTAATGAACTTTCTTCTTGAGCTTCTCTAAAGTATTCTTGAAATTCAATCTCTTCACCTAAAGCTCTTTCAGCTCCTATTTCTGCTAATCCTAATAATCCAAACGAAGCTGTTTCTCCAAACTCATATAAACCAGCTCCAATTGATTGAAATAAATTTACTTTATCTCCTTCAATCCTAGATTGTCTTTCTTCATCAGTCTCTCCAGTTATCTCTTGAGACAATCTTTCTACTAATGGATTAGGAGCATTTAAATTATAAGCATTTACTAAAGAAAAAGGATCTATAGAATTTTGTTGTTTTCTTTTTCTAAGCTCTGATAAAGCTCGTATTGCTTCTTGTGTAGGCATATTTTATTTAAAATCTTCTGGATCGAGATTAGGATTTTCTTCTAACAAATCTTCCAATTCTTCCTCAGTAGGTGGATAATAAGCTCCTTCTACTTGAGCAGTTTGTTTTAATAAAGCATCAAAGAATACATTTAATTCATTTTGTTTTCTACCAGACTTAACTGCATTTAATATAGCGCTTTGTAATTGAGCAGAATCTTTTAATACATCAAACTGACCTTCTTTTAACAAAGCAGTTGTTAGCGAATTTTTAGATTGTTCTAACATACTAGCATCAATACCAATTTTTTCAAACTTAGAAACAAATTCTTTATCTTTAATTAAATCATCTGAAATTCTAGACAAAGATTCTAATATAGAATCATACCCCTGAGGTTTATCTTTACCTATTATCTGAAGAGCTCCTATTGATGAAATAATATGAGGATGTTTTTTAACAATGTAGTCTAATAATTTTTGATGATCTCTGTTTTCTCCTTTAATGTAATCTGGAACTAATTTTTGTTCTGCAATATCAAAGTCTGCATCTGCTGTAGCATCTGTTACTGCATCCCATATTGGTTGAAGACCAGTATTTTTCCACATATTAATTGCATTATCTTTATCGCCTAATAATTGATTTTCACTTACAGCTATAAAATTATCAAAAGCTATATCTGCTTGTTTTTTATCATGTACTTCAATATCTTTTTCAGCTGCTTTAACTTCTAATCTAGCTTTTTCTTTTTTATATTTTTCCATTTCTGGATCAACTTCTTGTTTAAGTTTTTGTAATGCTTGTTCAGTTTTAAGCATATTTTTTTCATGCAATTCTATAGCTCTTCCTTCTTCTCTTAATCGCATATCCATCAATCTATTATTTCTAAGATTTTCTATCTTTTGTTGTTTAAGTCTTGTTGCCATATCCATCATAGCTAAAGACCTATCAATCTTTTGACGTTCTCGTTCTTGTTTATATTTTAATATTGAATTTAATGCTTGTAGTGTTTGTGACATGATTTATCCGAATAATCCAAAGTATTTAGATTGTGATTGTTTATCTGCTAATTTTTTCTGCATCTCTATCTGGTCTCTCTGAGCTGCCATTTCATACTTCTGTCTTTCAAAATCAGATAGTATTTCACTTAAATTTTTAGTTAATGCTATATCTATATCTTCTACTTTTGTAGTATATTTATCTCTTACATCTTTTATAACTTGATCATCAAGTTCTATGGTTGCCAGATTAGTTGATCCCGCTGTTTGCTCTAATGTTTTTCTAGTTTTTTCCATCTCTTTTCCACCAAGTTCACTTACTTGTTCAGTCGTTCTTCTTGCTTCCAATGTGGGAAGTTTTAATTTTTGACCTAAAGATTTATCTAAAGTAGATTTTGCTTTATCTAATCCTGTTAAAGCTTGTCGAAAATAATTAGATTGTATTTGACCTTGCTGTCTAGCTGAATATGTGCTACCAATTTCTTCTAAAGCCGTTAATGCTAACATAATAGTTTCTATCATAATTTTACCTACTTGCTAAATCTTTTGGAAATAATTCATTAATATAACTTTGAATACTTGTTAAATCAATTTCTTGCTGAGATTGAAAAGGTGTTTCTATTCCTAAAATATTTACACGCCTACCTATATTTGCAAATCCTTCTTTTTCTCTTACTCCTCTTGGATCTCCTTTCGCATATCTTCCTTCTTCAAACATTTGTTTATATTCTTTAGACCTAAATTTTCCAGTCTTAGGATTATATATTGATTTAATTTGTTTTTTTAATTCTTCCCTTAATTTAGCAGATCTTTTTAATGCATTTTGATATGACTTTTCTCCACCTTTAGTATCTGAATATCTTGACCTATCTTCTATAGATGCAATCTTTTTCATAGTTTTATCAAGTTCTCCCAATGCTCTTTCTGGAGTTGAATATTTTTTACTTACATCTCCAAAACCTTTAACATTTTTTAATCCAAGTTTTTTTGTTATTCCTAATTTTTCTAAATTAGATTCTTTATCTTGACCAAAAACATATGGTTCATCTGTTTCTCCATCAGTAATCGGATCTAAAGCAAATGAAGGAACATCTTGTTCAGTTAATCTATCACTATTCGGATCATATTCATCTTCTGGTATAACATTTAAATTACTTAATCTTGGTAAAAAACTACTTAATGAATCGTCACCACCTAATTCAGTCTCTATATTACTTAAAGGGCCTCCTTCACTCTGTATAGGAATTTCAGATTTACCAACTTTATTAACTACATTTTTAGGAAGAACACTAGTATTGCCTTCGTCTTTATTAATTAAAGGTTTGCCAACTCCATCTTTTATACTTGTTCCTTCATCAATATTTTTGCCATATATTTTACTAAAATCAACATCAAGAGATGGCATTGATGGTAGTGTTCTTGAAATGTTTGACTCTGGCAATTCATCTCCAAAATCAAATACACCTAAAGTATCATCGGATTGCAAGGCCCTTGCTCTTTCACCTAAAGCTGATACATCATATTTACTTCCTAATGGATTATCACCCAAAAAATATCTTTCATCACCTTGACTTCTTTGAAAAGCTACTTCAGAAAGTGATGCATCTCCCTTTAAAACATTCCAAAATGAAGGCTGCTTAACTGTTTCCTTTCTAAGTCCACCAGCTTTTTTAACAGAATCTGGTAAAGATTCTTCAAAAAATTTTATATTAGATTCTAATTCTCCTTTTTGCTCTAAAAGAGACCATGTACTATCAACTGTCTCTCCAAAAGCAGCAGCAGTATCAAAAGCTTTACCTATTTCTTTTTGTTCAAATTCTGAAATAGCAGCCGATTCTTTTCCTTCAGTTAATGATTTTATTACTTCAGATAAATCTTTTGAAATAGACCTTTCACTTGCGCCTATTGATCTAACTGACGATTTTATTTCAGATGCTGTTGCCATTATAATTCTCCACTATAATTTACATCTTCTTGCTTCATACCTTCAAGTACTTCTATTGCTCCTTGTACTTTATGATATGTAGCTTCAATTTGCTTTAATTGTTCTTTTAAAGCCTTAATTCTTTCGTCTAATGTTATTTTCTTTTTAGACATGATATATTATTTTTGTGCCTTCCTTACCTGCTAATGGAGTTCCTATAGAAGCAGTTGAACCAGAACCATTTGCTCCGGCAGCTCCACCTCCAACATCTATTACTATATCACTAGGATCTGTACCAGTTATTAATGTTATACATCCACCATCACCACCATTTCCACCAGCTCCAGCTCCGCCATCACCACCTGCTGAACCACCACTCGGCTCATAACCATCTCCTCCAGCTCCACCAGCGCCTCCTTTAGCTTCTAATTCTAAATGAGATAATGTGCCTATTATTTCTTTAGCTACAAGCATTACATGACCACCTGATCCGCCAGCGCATCCACCAGACCCACCTCCACCGCCAGTAGTTCCTGCACCAGCTGTTCCACCACCGCCTCCACCGCCTCCTCCAATTGCTCCAGCAGCTGGACTTAAAGAAGGAATAGAAGTTGAAGTTGTAAAGAAATCTTTCATTGCTATTATATATGTTAAATCTGAATTAGTTATACTAATACTACCATCAGTTGATGCGACTCCAGACCTAGTTGCACTACTACCTACAGTAGAACCACCTCCAGAGCCACCAGCAACACCATCATTAGTAGTATAAGCTCTTACACAATTAGTAGTTGCTGAAACTAAATCTCCTTGAATGCCATTAGTAGCTGATGAACCACCATGAACGCCGCCATTACCACCATTACCGCCATCTCCACCTACAATACCACCTAACAAACTACCTGACCTAGCTCCAGCTCCATTTCCATCGCTAAAATTTGCACCATCATTACTTGTAGCTGTAACACCTCCATCATCACTAGCATCACCACCAGCATTTCCTACAAATCCATTATTATAAATTTTAATTCCAGATCCTATAAGAATTAATTTATCTCTTACAAATATTCTATAACCTCTTGTTTCAATGGTAGTACTAGCAGCTAATGTTAATATAGTATAATACTTATCAGAGCTTAATGTATTTGAAGTACCACTAAGATATGCAACACCATCACTTCCGTTGCCAAATATTCTTGAAGCTGTTATAAGATAATCAATATTATTCTTTACATATATTCCATTACCTCTTATTTTACCATCAGTTCCAAATGATATAGCTGCATTTGCTCCAGTAGCAGCGTCTCCACCAGCATAAAAACCACTCATACTATTAGATAGTGAACTATTAGCAGATTGAACTAGACCTATATATTTACCATCACCAACTATTTTAGCATCACCAACTAAAGATGTGCCAGTATTACCAGTTAAATCATTAATAGAACCAGTAGTAAAATCAAGATGTAATTTTAAATTAGCAGCGCTAGTATAACCACCACTATTAGTTCCAAATGATAAATAACTACCACCATTAAAAAGAGCAGTTATTTCAGCATCTGTAAGTATCTCATTCCAAAGTGCAAAATTTTTCATATCTAATCTATTATCTACATCATCAGTACTAATTGTCTCAGCTCCAATATAAGCTTCACCAGTTCCATAAGATGCACTATTATTTTCACCAGACCCAGCAGCTGTAAGAGCTAAACTTGAACCCAATGTAGTTCCCGTACCAACTCTTAATGAGTGATTGCCTGTACTAGTACTAGAGGCTGTAAAATTAGTTCTAATAGAAATAAATGTCCAAGTATTGCTACTAAAAGCAGAAGAACTTGTGTAAACTCTTTCATAATCATTAGAATCTATTTCGCTACCATCTCCCCAAAGTATAGCCATCCTATTACTAGAATCTTTATATACCCAAAAACCAGCATAATTTGCATCTTGTGAATTATTAATAAAAATAGTTTCAGTAGAGCCTAGAGATGGAAATCTTATCCATCCACATATAGTAATATCATCTGTTACAGACATAGGTGAATCGCTTGTTGTTTGACCTAATGATAAATAATCACCAGTCCCATCTAATGATAAATAAGCATCATTCGCAGGTGTATTAGCTAACTTTGATTCTTCTATCTTCCACCCATTAGCACCTGAATTATCAGCTCCTATATGACCACTTTTAGCATTAATAGCTCCTTTTAGAAAAACTTCACCACCATATAATCCATATCCACTAAGAGAACTACCTGCATTAAGACCTGCATCTGTTATACCTGAAAGATTACCTACTCTTACTTTAGTAGTAGACGCATCATGCCAATCACCATAACTATCTATATTATCTTTAACATCCATATAAGGAGCATTGCTATCATCTGAAGTAAGATATATTGTTCCTTGCCTAGATGGTGTTCCTGTATTACCTATTCTTACAAAATCATCCCCCTTAACTGGGAAATCATTATTATTAAAACCAGTAGCAGCTATAACAGTAGCAGTTGCACCAGATACAGATGAAACTTTATATACTAATTTTTTAATAACATTTGTACTGCCAGCAGTTGATGAGCCAGCTACTAAAGAACCGGGAACCACTCTTTGCATCATTATTAAATCATTGGCTAAAAAAGGACAAATACCATGACCACTAGGGTCTTCAAATGTAATATCTCCACCACTATCACTAGCTGATAAACTTGATGTACTTAAAACTTTAGCTGATGATGTAACAAATATAGCTCCATTAGTAGCTCTTATCTGTTGTATTAATAATTCATATACACTAAGTCTACCTCTTATAAACATATTATCTACAGTTAGATCATATTCATTAGTAGCAGTAGCATCTTTATCTATCTTCCAACCTGAACCTGCGAACCCAGAAACATAAGAACCTGAACTAATTTCACCATCTGAAAAAAATACAGCTTGACGAACAACAATATTAGTAATTCTACCTGCATGACCACTTGTAGAAGATGCTAGTCTTATTATTAAATAACCACTAGTATCATCAGCGATATAATTATGTACTAAAGAATGCCCTGTATTTGCACTTCTTATTCCAGATTCAGCTGCTGTATTCCAAGATGTACTAGAACTTAGACAAACTTCTATATCAGAACTACCCCCAGCTATAACATCAAAAGTACATTCATATACCTTACCAGAAACTGTAGTTAATGGTAAAGAAACATATCCTTGAGCTGATGATGTATTTTCAAGATGTCCATAATTTGGCCCGATTACACGAACAAAAGTAGCATTTGAAGCTGTAAATCCATCACTATCTATTAATGTTGTACCACCATCTCCATTTGCACCTCCAAAATCAAATATATCATCAGAACCATCAAGTAAGTTTCCAAAAAATGTATCTTGAGCAGAACTTAATAATGCATTCATATTACCAGCTGCTGTAGAAGTACCAAAAGTTGCATTTGTTCCAATAGCTGCAGTTGTTGTAGTAGTAAGAGCACCTGTTACATCAGCTCCCCCTGAGTCAATTCTTAATTTTTCATCAGCACCAGAATCAAATACAATAACATCATCAACTCCAAAATTAATTGTAGTATCATCAGCTGCTCTTCCAATTACAAGTGAAGTATTATATACAGATGTAATAGCAGTTTGAGCTGGTGTTATACTTAGAGTGCTTCCATTACCACCACTAATACCAGTTCCTTGTGTTGATAACCTTAAATTTTCTGAACTATCATCTTCTAATCCAGTACCTGCAAAATCACTAACATCTACTGCAAATACATTAGAACTATTCTTGATACCATCTCCAGCTAATAAAGTAACAACATCAGCTATGCTTTCTTTTTTGGAATTATTACTATCATCAGCATCTATAAACGCAATCGAATCACTAGTTGTCATAGCTGCACCAGTTAGCTCACTTAAATCAAGACTTAATGTGTGATTTATATTTGAACCACTTGTAGATCCCGTACTATCTATTCCATCTCCTCCAGTTATAGTAGCTACATAACTCCCACTAAAAGTTCCTGTTCCAGATGTGCCTCCACCTCCTGAACTACCAATAATCCTAACAGCAGGCATTTCACCTGAAGATGCTACTGCTACCCATTCACCATTTGTTTTTACATATTCTACAGTACCTGAACCTTGTACTTGCCTAAAAGATATATCTCCTTCATTGCCTTGTTTATTATCAGGTTTACCACTTCCAAACGTAGGTTGTTTAGATTTTTGGTGTAATAGTTTTCTTTCTTCCCTAGTAAGTGGCATTATCTAACATTTTTCATTCTATATATTATAGTAATATCATTGACTTCAAAATCACTATCAACTGTTCCTGTCATATGTAATTGAAAACTATATACATTATTTGCTTCAGAAGAAACATCTGGTTTTAATTCCGCATGATGCCAAGTTGTTAAATCTGTTTTATCATGTAATGGTTTACTGCTACTAGCTGTTGAACCTGTAGGTCTACCAGTACTAGAATTTGTTCCTTCAAAATCATAAGGAGCATCTGTATCTCCGTTTACACCATATTTTATTACTAAATTATCAGCATCCCCTTTATAAGAAATTCTTATCCTATAAATCTTTTTTCTTACAGATGGTTGACCAAAATCAATATCAGGAGTTTGATATATTAAAGCAGTTGTAGACTGAGGAGACGATTGCCAAGTCTTCGTAACAGTTGTTGTGTTATCTATATAAAATAAATTTTGATCAGCATCTAAAGCAAAGTTTGTCATAGCTGTAGATTCTGTTATCTTGCCACTTCCAGTTGTCCATGCCCTTAAAACAAAGTCATAAATATAAACATCATTATTTTCATTCTTAATAAGTATTTGTTTTTTCTTAGGTATATATCCTATTAAGGCACTACTCATATCCGTATCATCAGTTCCATCTTTTATAAACGTAGACCAATCATCTTCATTGATTAATCTCATTCCATCTTTTTCAAGTAAATCATTTACATTCTTACCATCATATAGATAAACACCATGGTCATTAAACCAAGCAATACCTATATCAGTTTTAGTAACATGATAATCAAAAGCACATCCTTTATTTCTATATGTATCTTCAAGAAAATCTACAGTTTCAGATACATTAATTATATAAAGACTATGTTCTTTGAATTGTAATATCCTATCTGCATAAGCTTCTAACTTAATAATGCTTTCTCCATCTCTTATTACAACATCAACTCCACCCATTCCTTCTGGAAATGTATCAAATCTATTTATTTGACTTTTTAATATTCTATCTGGATGAGTTTTTAAACTTCCATTACTTATTTGTTTTATATTCCCAATATAAGTTCTTCTACCATGAACAACAGCAGTTTTATAATAAGCATCTAATGAATCAACTTCACTTGAAAATCCATTAATAGATTTAAATGTATCAACTATATTTGCAGATTCTGGAGATATTCCTTTTATAATGGCAGTTTTACTTAAAATAGGAGCTGTTGCATCAGTTGTATTAGACATATCATACGAATTAGTATCAGCTTCAGGTGTCCATTTAAATCCTTTTCCAATAAAATCTAATTGACCAATAAGAAAGTAATTATCATTTTCTTCTACCTTCCAATATAATCTAGAACCACTTATTCTTTTATTAAAACCATATGCATTTCCAGCTGCTACATTACTACATATATATGTATCAAAATTAAATAATAAATTAGAACCTGCTACATTAATAGAATTAACATTATCTGGTTCACTGCCAGTATCTAAACTATTAAATGTAAATGGTAACGATTCTTGTTGATTTTTAGCATCATATAAATATGTATGGTGAAATGTATAAACACCGGGTGTAAATGTATCAATGCCAGACGCTTCAGCAATCGCTACACCACTAACATAAAAATCTGGTTTATCATTTGTACCTGATTGATTATCATAAATTAAAAAACTAAAATTACCAGTTGCACTTGTGATTGGAAAATTTTCACTACCACCACTAATATTATCAGAACTACAGACTAATAAATTCCATTTATTAGGAGATAATTGATCAGCTCCAAAAGTCCATTCAACATCACCAGCTAAAACTTTCCATCTACTTAATTTATTATATTCAGTAGTTGTCATAAATACTGAAAATATTAAACACTCATTTTCACCAACAGTATAACTTAATCCATCAACTCCTATTGTTTCATATGTTTGAGAAGTAGAACTTCCTACAATTTTAGTAACAGCGGTACCTATACATGGATATATATCTGTTGAATCTCCAGACGGATTAGCACAATTAGTAATATTATAATCCCAATCAGCATGACCACTAGCTATTATTTCATTTAATTGAACTCCAACTCTAAGATTAACAGAACTATGGTCTACTACTTGATCTGAACTAGTTCCATCATCTATAACGGTTCCTATGTACTCACTAGCAGCTGAAAATATTCCATTACTATCACTACCTACTGTTGGAGTTGATATTATACAAGTACCTAATGTTGGAGTTGCTAACGATTGTTCTATATTATACCAACCAATAGCACCAGAATCTGCATTTATACCATTAAATCTTTCATCAGCTATATACCCAAACCATTGACTTTCTTGAGACAAACCTGCATCTGAAACCCTTACTACACCATCAGCGTTGTAAAAGACGGGAATTGTAGATCCTCCCATGTTTATCTGGGCAGTATCCCAACCATTATTAACTCCTGTTTCACTATCTTTTACATCTATAGTGTGATTAGCATTATCATGTAAAAATATAAGTGTTTCATCTGCGACACCTCCATCTAATTGCCTATCGCTAGACATAGTAAATAATCCCCTGTTTTGTAGAATAGACGTAGTATTACCATCCCCCCTTATTTCATATGTAGTAGTATTGTCAGGGTTGGTAGACCAACTACTTACATTAGCAACTCGAGTACTTCCAGTATAATCTGTTATTGTGTTTGTCTGGCCTGACCCAGTCCCACCGGTTAAAACAATAGTAAAATCATTATATTTATCATCAGCACTACTAGCACCAGATGCTAATGTTATTGTTGCGCTAGCCCCAGCTTGAGCAGTGCCAGAATGATAGATATTTCCATCATCAGCGCTACCTAATGTTTTTAACCTACCAACAGAATCAATAGCAACATCTTGCAAAGATGGTGATTCAAATTCTCTTATGTCTCTAGGGTCTGCGTTACTATTTAATCCGCCGTGAAACCCTTCTATTTTGTGGGTTTGTTTAGGCATTATCTTCTTCGTATTCTATATCATTTATAATATAATTTTGAGCAGTTTCTGGCAAGTCACATATACATTGTAAATCATCAGGGTCATCATGGTCAAATACATCTAAACGTAATCCACCTTCAGTACCATCAATTGATCCACCATTTTTTACTCGTAACGCTTGCTGAGTGGATTTCTGTATGGAATCATTTTGTTCAATAAGTCTCGTCTTTTTTTGCATCCTCCACACTCCTCTATTTTTCCTTTAGTAACTGTTTTAATGGCTCGGCTAATTGTGTCACCTAATCCTTTATCATGCCCAAATAAATCTATATTTTTAGCCATTATTTTTTCTTTCTATAACTTACAGCTCCAGCTCTTGGTTTGCTCATACTAGGAGTAATAGATCCTTTAGCTTTGTATCCATGTTCTTTTTCAGTTCCAGTTTGGATAGCAAAGTTAATTTTACAAGCTCTTATTTTTCTTGCATCACCTTTAGCTTTTGCCATGCAACTTGCTAATCTTTTAGATTTAGAAGCCATTGTTAATAACTTTTTTTCATTGGGCTTTTGCTTTTACCCATTTTCTTTTTTCCATAACTTCTACAATCAGATTCACTTTTATATCCCATTTTTTTCCAATCTGTTTTGCATACTTTAGGACTTGGCATATTATAACTCCTTTTTAAGTTTCCAGTTTTTAATTGACTTCCCCTGCTTGTGTCTTTAGATGATACATCACTTAATCCAATCACATCAGCCATTATAGGCCCATGCGACCTTCAACTTTAGATAATCTTGCTTCTAAAGTATCTATTCTATCTAACAATAATGTAATTGCTTCAGCAATTTTTGCATCATTAGATTGTTTTTTCTTAGCAGTCTTTTTAGTTTCTTTTTTAACTCCATTAACTTGTGATGGCATTAGAACCTCCAAAAAAGTTTAACTATTGCAGATACGACATCCATGCATTCTTTTGCAATTTCTTGCTTTTCTTTTGCACTCATCTTGCCATCTTTCATAGCTTCATTGTATTTTTGAGCAACTTCTTTTAGCTCTTTTAAAGCAGGTCTATACTTTGTTGCTACCAATGTGGCTATACCACCTAGCATTATAGCAATTAGGTAAGCTGCGTTACCCCATGTTAACCATTCCATTATTTATTCTCCTTTAGTATTTGTTTAATTTCTGCGATGTCTTGCATCATCACATCTAGTTTGTAAGTTATTAAATTTCTATCAGCAATCACTTCTCTTTTATCTGCTTTTAATTCCAAATCTTTTCGTATAATATCAATATCATATTTCATAAAACCAAATGCAAGAGTTATGGAACAAATAATAGTTGCTATCGTTATAATATTTTCAACTGATACATTGGTATTTAATTTCATTTTTTAAACTTTTCTTTTTTACCGCCATAATATTCACTAGCATGGCCTTCAATTCTTAAAACATCATTAACAGATATGTATCCATCTTTATTTTCGATAGTTTCTTTATTGTCATAATTGTCTTTATTTATCCACAATGTTCCAAGAACTCTGCCATATTTACCAACACCATGACTTTCAAGCAAGAATTTACCACTAGACAGCAATTCTTTGGTACGTTTTTTTGCTTCTAGTCCTTTTACTTTTTCTTCTTTATTTCTAGTTCTAGATTCCCAAGTATCAAGTCCGTAAAATCTAATTCTTTTTTTAACTAAAGTATCAAACCCTAAATCTATTAAAGCATCAACAGTATCCCCATCAACAACTCTATCTAATTTACAAAAGTAATTATATGCTTTCATTTATTTCTAAGTCTTTCTACTTCACGCTCAAGATATTTAATTCGTTGATTTTGTTTAATATCAGCAGGTATTTCAGCATCTTGATTTGCTTCAGCATCTTCTTCTATGTCCTCAATATGAGATTCATTCATTGCTACTTGATACTCTAAAAAAGATATACGAGCATTTAATTGACTATATCCCCATACTAACATTACAACAAATGTTACTGCTTGTATAATCATAGGTAGTGATATATTTAAACTACTATTATCTGATATAGGTTTAGTGTTTTCCATTTATTCTACTAACACTTCCTTTTACTTCCATCATTACATCTGATAGATCATTTAATTCACGAACCATTTCTTCATGTCTTCTATCTCTAGTTGAATCTGAATTATTCCATCTATCTAAAAGTTTTAATAAAATAGATTCAATATTAGAAATATCATTACTCTGACCTTTATTTTCTACTTTTAAAGCCTCAAGCGCTTCTGCTTGTTCATCTGCTCTTTTACTTTGTTTAATATATCCGTATACAAATAAAGCAACAACAATTCCCATTGCTCCGTATTCTGCATATAATTCTATAAATGATTGTTCCATATTAACTCGCTATTATAATTATCCAGACTATTAAAAATACTAAATCTATACAACATAAATCCATTATTCTTCTTCATCTTTTTGAGGCCCGACAACATCAAAAGACTTACAATCATCACAAATACCTCTAAGAGCTTGCTGAATAGGCTTATTGCACTCTATACAATGAAATGGTAATGGCATTATTTTTTCCTCATTGTTAAATCAATATAAACTTTTAAATCAGATTTTATCTCTGCATTCCATTTTTTTAACTTGCCTAATTCATCCATAATAATATCCATACGATGCTGTAAGTTTTCATGTTTCTCATCAAATCTTTTTAAAGTATCTTCTACTTTTTCTTTTAAGATAAATCTTACTACACTATATAATGCAAAAGCCAATCCAATGCTAATAGCAACTGGAAATCCTAATTCCTGCACTAATGTTATAACTTCAGAAGTCATTTTTTCTTCCTTTTTTTCTTACCCCAACTTAGTGGGTTTAAATTTAATTCTTTTTGATACCAGTCTAACTGTTCTTCCATTTGAGCTATCTTTACCTCTTCTTCTGCTATATGCTTACTGACAAGCTCTTCAATTTCGGCATCAGATAATTCCACTCTGCGTTCAAGTTCTCTAATTCTATTTTCAATTTGTAAGTACGAATAGACAAGTCCAGCCACAAGTACAAGTACCTGCCCAGCCCATTTAAGATTAATGCTAACGACAGTATTGTCACCAACGACAGTTGCTCTATAAGACCTTGCCGTCTTAGGTTTACTTGTTTCACTCACTTTTCCTTCTCACATCTTCCCAAATATGATGTTTATAGCAATAATTATCACCTATTTCAATACTAGGTTCATACCAATGTTGGGAACTATCTTGGTCTACTATTACTAAATAATCTATATGAACAGAATCAGATGGAGAAATTTGCAATCCACCTACAGACCAACCACTCTTACAACCAGTGATTGTAGTAATGATTACTAATATCATTAATAACATTACTATCCACCAAAATAATAATTTCTTCTCATTAGATTTCAAATCACCATCCACCAAGCAGCTGCTGTTTCTACAAATACATCTGATGCAGTATTAATAGCCCATCGCTTTTTAGTACCATATGTTTCTTCTGTACCTTCTACATATACTTCAAATATTTCCCAAGCAATGCCTATAATCAAAACCCATAATACTGCCCATAAATCTGATGCACCTAACCATTGTGCTACTTTTGCTATAAATAATCCAGCTGCTATGTGATAAGATGTCCACCCATCTAATGCACCTGAGCTGACTTGCCATGAATAAAATGTTGCTAATGGATTTTTCATGTTATGCTTCCCTTACTCTAGAATCACCATGATTATACCAACCAATTTGTTGTGATCCTTGTTGTTGATTATTATTCATTAACATTTTAGTATATAATAAATCTAAATGCTTTATAAGCATTGCCACTTCTGGCATATGAATAATTATTTCTTTTTTAGGCTGCGATTGTTGTTCTTTTTTTTCAACACTATTTTGTTTGTTATATATTTCTGCTAATGTCATTTTGCTATATGTTTAGATGTTATTTGTCCATTTGCACTAGATTGTATAGTTATCCTAGATAGTAATTCATCTTTAGTTTCACTAGAACTATAACTAATACCTCGTTTATCATAAAAATCTTTTATTTCATTTTTTGTATTTGCATCTGTAGGATAATCTTCTTGACTCGTAGCGACACCATTAACTAATTGATGCTTACCAATAAGTACCCTACCATGTCCATCTCCATGCTTTTTAGCACATTCATCAACATAATAGTTTTCTATATTAGCAAAACTATCTGAACGTCTTACAACTGATCCATCTACTTCTACAAAGTAATCATAACCAGATGAAGGATAAGTCAAGGTTTCGACAGTTCCGTCTGCATATGTCTTTTGACGAACAGCATTAGGAGTAGTGTTGCGATGCAACCTAACTCGATGACCTTGACTACACCTTCTTATAATCATAACCTACGCTTCAGCTTCTTCGTCTTCAAGTTTCTCTTCAAGAGCTTCTCGAAGTTTAGCTATGAACGCATCCTTACCAACATTCAACTGGTCTAAGTTAAACTGCATAGAGTTCATCTTATTCTGTAAGTCGTTAATGTGGTTGAGAATTGCTTTTTGTTCATCTGTCATATCCTCGATTACGTACTCTTTGTCATCGAAAGTTAAAACAGGCTTTTGTTCTTTTTCTTTTTTAGCCATTATTTAGCTCCTTTGTTGTTAGTTAAAAATTTTAATCTTCGCCATAATATTCAGCAGTAACTCTTAATATTGCATTTGTAGCATTATTTGCATTACTTCCATTGGCGTGACAAACATATAAGTACATATTCCCTGATTCTAACATTGTCCATCCAACGCTATCATCAACTGTTTGGTCTGCTTCCCAAACAAAAGTATGCTTTGCAGTTACAATATCAGCTAATCCATCTGCATCAGCAGTTTTAAGCGAACTTCTAACTTTCGCTCCAGTTTGAGTCCCACTACCTGCTCCAATTAATTCTGTCCGAGAAGCAACAGCATCTCCAGCAGATTCAACATTTTCACCTAAAGAAATATTATACTCACCAGTACCTCCTGATGCTGTTAAGACTGTACAAGTAATTCTTTTTAAGAATCCGTATCTTGGAAGTTCGTGAAGGACGCCAGTTGCAGCTATATTGTCACCAACATTTGTAAATGTACTCATAGTGCCTTGCCAAGTTAACCACCTTAATGCACCATTCATTCCAAGTCTTGTTTCGTAATTTTGTGATGCTACTGCATTATATCCTATAGCAGTTTGATTACTACCTGAAGAACTACCTGCATCTGCACCGTGACCAATAATTACATTGTTTTCACCAGCTACTAAAACATTCCCTGCATCTGAGCCGACTGCTACATTTCTTACTCCATTTTGAATTAAATCTCCTGCACCTGCACCGACAACAGTATTATTTCCACCAGTCGTAATTGCCGCTCCTGCACCGTTACCCAATGCCGTGCAAGTACTTGCACTCGTAACAGCAGCTAATGCTGTATGACCTATAGCAATATTATTTTCTGCTCCATTTATAACACCTTGCATTGTGTTCATACCAACTGCTACATTATACCTACCAGTACCACCCCAATTACCATTGCCTGAAGCATAACCTATAAAGACATTTTCTGCACAAGTTCTTGTATTTGTATTGTTTAAAGCATCAACACCGATTGCTATATTTTTTACTGTATTATCCTGATTTGTATTTTGCATTGCAGAAGAGCCAATCGCAACATTATTACTTTCTGCTCCAGTTGCAGAGTTTAATACTTTTTTACCAATGCAAGTATTATGGTCGCCAGTTGTAAGATTTTCTAATGTTTCTGCACCAACCGCAACATTATTTGCACCTTCAGTTAAATCCATTAAGGCTTTTGAACCTATTGCAGTATTATTATCTCCGTCATTATGATTAACATTATATAATGCTCTATATCCTAATCCAGTATTATCTGCTGGGTCAGCTGCAGCACATTGAGACATTGTTTCAAAGCCAACCATAGTGTTTCTAAGAGCATTATCAGCATTAACAGCAGTCATTGAATTATATCCGATTGCTATATTTCCACTACCTCTATCATCAGCACCACTATTATCGTGTGCGTTAGTTGTATCATTAGCTGAATACGCTCCGTAACCAATTGCAACAACTCTTGAATCGGTAGTAATTGCATCTCCAGAAGCTGAACCAACTAATGTATTCGCAGCTGCTGCTCCTTGTAATACTTTTCCAGCGTTTGCTCCAATAGCTGTATTGTCAGCACCAGTAATTCCAGCAGCTGCATCACCACCTAATGCTTCAAATCCTAACCCTGTATTATTGCCCCCAGTAGTAATTCCTAATCCAGCATCGTGACCGATTACTGTACAAGCTAAAGCACTTGAGACAGAATACCCAGCTCTGTAACCTATGGCTACTGTTGAACCATCATATTGTGAACCACTAGATAAATTTTTAGAATATAAAGCTGAATCCCCAATAGCAACACTTCCATCATTAGAAGTATGATTTACAGTATAAAGTGCTTCGTTACCAATGGCAATAGTTTTTATAGCCCCTGTTGTTGTATTAGCAGCATTTTTTCCGATTATAACATTATGAGTACCAGTAGCTAAATTAGCAAGAGTGCCTTGACCTAATGCTACATTATTATTTCCTGAAGTTAGATTAGTTAAAGAATAATAACCTACGCCAACATTACTATCACAATCATCAGTTTGTGTAGCACCTCCACCCGATAATTCTCCAATAAAAACATTGTTGTCTCCAGCTCCATCAGGGTCTCCAGCAGTTTTACCAAATATTGTATTTGAAGTACCAGTATCATTATTACTAAGACTGATGCGAGAACCAGCACTAAGTTTAAACATTGTAACAGCACTTGCATTTTCTATTACCTGAAATTGTAATCGCCCATCTTCAGTTCCCCCAGTAACATCATCACTATATGCAGATATATTAACATAATTGTGGGCACTACCACCTGAATCATTACCATTAAATTGTATATATCCTAAACTATCATTATCATCTGGGTCACTAGTATTATGATATATTTGAATACCACCCATATCTGTACCAGTTTGAGTAGATTCAATTTTAACTATAGCATCAGTAGTGTCTTTAATATGTAGATTACAGCCTGATGTGGGTGCGTTAGTCCCTATGCCAACATTACCCGCCTCATCAATACGCATTCTTTCAGTTTCAGATGTTGCACTAGCAGCAACAGTATTAAATGTTAGATAAGTGGGATATGAAGTACTAGACCATGTACCTCCAGTAAAAGACCTTATAGAACCACCCATTCTACTACCATTAGACTCTCTTCCGTAAAATTCTATACCACCTAATTGATAATCATCAGCACTAATATCTGCTGGAGAGGCTTTAGTTCCTTTAGATGCTACTAAAAATATTCTCGCTGATTGACTGCTACCATAGGAGTAAATACCTACAGGCCAACTACTACCCTCTGTATGTAAGTCCATCCTACCATTATTAGTGATATACAGTCTTTCTTTAGGTGCAGATTCTCCATTTAATGTAGTAGAAAATACCAATTCAGTAGGCATATCATTAGAACCTGGAGTACCTTCAACCCTAGCCTTAATTTGAGCACCAATCGTTTCATCATCACTTCCGTCATTTCCTATAAAATTTATTATTCCCAACTCATCATTATCTTGAACTACAGTATTTCCATCAATAGATGCATTTCTTGATTTTATAAAATTTAATTTTGAACCTGTAGCATCAGCAGACCACCTACCAAATGTTACATGAGTATCAGCACCACCAGTACCCAATACTTGAAATGGAGCAGTAACAGAATCAGTAGTAACTCCAGCTGTATGACCAATAATAACTTTACCTGCTGAAGTAATACGCATTTTTTCACTTTGAGATGCATTTCCACTTGTAGTCAAGAAAACTAATGAGGCATCATTATTTGTGTAATCCCAAGTTTCTTCCGAAACAGCATCAATTCTTGCTCCAGTTTGAATAGAATTACCAGCATCTTCTGCACCTGCAAATGCAATAGAACCTAATATGTCATTAGTTGTAACAGCTTGACCATCATTCTTAACAATTCTAATGGCTTTACCGTTTTCTTCACTTGCCCCACTATCGTATGTACTATGAAGGTCTAACATCCATCCACTTGCATTATTAG